CGCGACCTCAGCCGCCGGCGCCGGCAACGCGACCCTCGACCTTTCGACCACGGTCGATCATCAAGCGGTCGCCGCAATGCTGTTCGAGGCCTCGGCCACGGTGCAAGCGGCGACGGGATCGCCGGCAAGTTTCGTCACCGCGGCGACCGATGTGTTCGTGCTGCTCGGCGGTTCGCTGATTCCGGCGCCGTACGGGACCGTCAATCAGGTTGGCACCGCCACCGCCTCGACGCTCACCGTCAACGTGTCCGGTCTCACCGTCACCCATGACCCCTACCTCGACTCCGGAAAGATGGTGGTGAGCAACGGCCTCGCCGCCGGATGGTACGAGGATGGGCCGATGACCGTCACCGCCGAGGACGTCGAAAAGCTCGGCCAGAACGTCGCCGTGTGGGGCATGGGTGCGTTCGGCGCCACGATCCCCGCCGGCATCATCGTCGTCACGTGCACCATGCCGGCGATCACCCTCGCCGCCTCGAGCAAGTCGAGCAAGTAGGTCGCCGGCGCGGTGGCCGACTACGTGACCCCGGCCGAGCTAGCTGATCAGCTCGGAATGCGTGACGCGACGTCGCCGCGCCTCGCCCGTGTCTGTACCGCCGCCTCGAACATGATCGACGCGACGATTGCCGCGCCGGCACGCCTCGACCCGATCCCGGCCGAAATCGCCGAGGTCGCCTTGTCGCTCGCCGTTGACGTGTGGAAGCAACCCGACGCCACGTTCGCCGTGATCGGTCTCAATGAGACCGGCGCCGTTCGGGTGCCGCGCGATCTCGTGAACCGCTACATGGAGACCCTCGTACGGTTCTCGAGCTCGAATGCGTGGGGGATCGCGTGAAGCTCACCCAGGCGCGCGCCGACCTCGCCGCCACCCTCGTGCGCGAGCTGCCGCCGGCGGTGAACGTGTACGACCACCTACCCGATCAGCTCGCCGTGCCGGCGGTGCTGATCGGATGGGGGTCGCCGTGGTTCGAGGTCGAAACCGTGTGCGGCGACCTCGTGGTTTCCGCCGAGCTGGTGGTAGTGGCCGGGCGGATCGATCAACGTGCACAGCTCGAGCGCCTCGAGGAAATCGCCGCCGCCGCCTCGATCGCGTTCCGCACCGATCCCGCGTGGACGATCCCGACCGCGCCGGCGGCGCCGTACGCCCTCGATATCGCCGGGGTCACCTACCTCGCCGTAACCCTCTCGACCTCGGCCGAGGTCGAGGCCGGATAACGAAAGGATCACCCGATGGCAGTTTCTACCGCGCCGCTCGGCCCCGGCACCCTCAAGCTCGGCCCGACCGCGACCGCGTTCGACGCCTCGTGCCAGCTACTCAACGCCCAAGTCGAGAACGACAAGAGCAAGGATGATGACGAAACCACGTTGTGCGGCGACACCGTGCCGGGTGACGTGACCTACACGTTCACGCTCACCGGCACCTTCTTTCAAGACCTCGCCCTCGCCTCGGGGATCGTCGCCTACTCGTGGGAGCACATGGGCGAGGCCGTCGATTTCGAGTTTGTGCCGAACACCGCCGCCGCCGCCTCAGTCGAGGGTCAAGTCACCGTTGACCCGTTGATCGTGGGCGGCGACGAACCGAAAGCGAAAATGCGCTCCGATTTCACGTGGGACATAGTTGGTACCCCGACGTTCACACCCGGCACCGGTTCGCCGCCGGCGCTGCTCGAGGCGCCGGCCGAGGCGACCGCGTGACCGTCACGGTCGAGGGTGCCGACCGCCTCGCCGCCACCATGCACGCCGCCGCCGATGATCTCGGCGACCTCACCGGCACACACACCCTCGTCGCTTCGATGATCGCCGGCCGGGTGAACCCGCCGCGGTTGACGGGTGCGCTCGCCGCCTCGATCACCGGCCGCGGTTCACCGACTGAGGCCGTGGTCGGATCGTCGCTCGTGTACGCACCCGTGCATGAGTACGGGTGGCCGCGCCGGCACATACGCGCCCGGCGGTACCTTTCGGCCGCGTTCGCCGCCTCGACCGCCGACGCGACGCGTGCTTACGAGCGCGCGGTGGCCGACGCGGTGTCACAGATTCGAGGCGCCTAAGTGGGTACCCCGCGCCTCAACCGCATCCGCATCGCCGTGCTGATGCGCGACGGCGCCACGTTCGACGTCACGACACAAACCGTCGACATGACCGCATACGACCGGCACCGTGCCGCCGCCGGGTGGCCACCGGTCGCCGATGCGCCGCTGCTCGCGTTCAGCTATTACGCCTGGCACCACCTAACCCGCTCGACCAATCAACTCCCGGCGATGACGTTCGCCGAGTTCGAACGTGCCGTCGATTGGGTCGAGGCCGCGTCTGACGCCGACGAGGCCGACGCGGTGGACCCTACGAACCCGGTAGCCGTGCCCGAATGATCGTCGCGATCGCCCTCGCCACCGGCACCGCGCCGGGTGACTGGTGGGGCGAGGATGACGCGACGCTAGTCACCGCCCTCGAGCTGCTCGAGGACGCCCACGAGCAAGCCCGGCGCCGGCGGTGACCCGTGGCTACTACCGCCGCGACCCTCGCCATCAAGGTGGTCTCGGACACGTCGGGTGCGACGAAAGGTCTCGACGCTGCCGCCGGCCGATTCTCGAAATTCGAGTCCGGTCTACGTTCCGCCGCGATCCCCGCCGGCGCCGCCGTCACCGCCCTCGCCGCGTTCGGCAAGGGTGCGTTTGACGCCGCCTCCGCCGCCGAGCAAGCCGGCGGCGCCGTTGACGCGGTGTTCGGGAAGGCGGCGAAAGCGATCCACGGTTTCGCCGAGACCTCAGCCGAGGATGCCGGCCTCTCGGCCGGCGCCTACGAGGACATGGCAGCAAAGTTCGGCGCTCAGCTCAAGAACATGGGGGTCGCCGCCGGCGACCTCGCCCCGCAAACCGATGAGCTGATCAGCCTCGGCGCCGACCTCGCCGCCCAGTACGGCGGTTCGACCGCCGACGCGGTAGAGGCGCTCGGCTCGCTACTGCGCGGTGAGACCGACCCGATCGAAAAGTACGGGGTGTCGATCAAGGCCTCCGACGTCGCCGCGCAGAAAGCGGCGATGGGGCTCGATGACCTCACCGGCGCCGCCGACAAGCAAGCCACCACGCAAGCCACCCTCGCCCTGCTCACGAAGCAAACCGCCTCAGCTCAAGGCGCGTTTGCTCGTGAGGCCGACACCGCCGCCGGCGCACAACAACGCGCCTCGGCGAGTTGGGAGGACGCGCAAGCGGCGCTCGGCGAAGCGTTGCTACCCGTGGTGAGCAAGGCCGCGGAAATGTTCGGCAAGTTCGCCAACTTCGTGGAGAACAACAAAACGGCGGTGACGATCTTCGCCACCGTGATCGGGGTACTGGCGACCGCGGTGATCGGCTTGAACATCGCCCTCGCCGCGATGAACGCGGTGCTCGCGATCAACCCGATTGTGCTGATCGTGGTCGCCGTGGTCGCCCTGATCGCCGGCCTCGTGTTGCTCTACAAGAAGTGCACCGCGTTCCGGAACATTGTGGACACGATCGGGCGGATCGCGAAAGCCGTGTTTCTCGGGATCGTCGCCGTGGTGCGCCGGGTGATCGAGGTCGTGGTGCGGGTGGCTCGAGCGGTCGGGCGAGGTCTCGCCGCCGCGTTTCGGGTGGCGAAAACGGTGGGTCGTGCCGTGTTCATGGTGCTCAAGACCGCCGTCAAGATTTACCTCGCCCCGGTGCTGTTCGCGATCAAGCTCGCCCGCGCCGTGTTGCCGGCCGCGTTCCGTGTGCTCAAGACCGCCGGGGTCGCCGTGTTCAACGCGATCAAGTTCGCCGTCAAGCTCTACCTCGCCCCGGTGCTGATCGCGATCAAGCTCGCCAAGATCGTGTTACCGGCCGCGTTCCGTGTCGCACGTGACGTCGCCCGTACCGTGTTCTCAGCCATCAAGGCGGCGATTCAATTCGTGATCGACAAGGGCCGTGACCTCGTAGCGTTCCTGCGCGGCACGTTGAACGCGATGTTCCGCACCGTCCGTCAGGTCGCACGTACCGCGTTCAACGGGGTGAAAGCGGCGCTCGGTTTCGTAATCGACAAGGCGACCGCGCTCTACAACTACCTCGCCGACACGCTCGAACCCGTGTTCAGTCTGATCGGCGACACCGCCGCAACCGTGCTCGGCGCGATCACGACCGCGTTCGACGGGATCGCCTCAGCGGTCGAGACCGTGGTCGGGTGGGTGCAATCGCTGATCGATTTCCTCGGCGATATACCCGTTCCGCATATTGACTGGCCGTCGCCGCCGGGATGGCTCGACGCGATCAACCCGTTCTCGGCCGTGCTACGACCGCCGATGCCGTCGCCGGCGCCGATGCCTCGAGGCCGTGCCGCCGGCGCCGGCAGCGCGGTGTCGGCCTCGGCCGGCGGAATCACGATCAACGTAACCGGCGCCCTCGACCCCGACGCCGTAGCACGCCAGATCGACCGGATCATCCGAGGCCGGGCCCGCCGGGTGGGTGGGGTGCGTTCGGGTGCCCCGTTAGGGGCGCGATGACCCCGACCGCCGAGCTCCGGATACGGGACACCCGGTTTGCTGACACCGGCGCCGCGTTGACCGCCGGCGAACCGACCGCCCTCGCCGGCCTCGAGGTGGTGTGGGGTCGCTCGACCACGGTCGATCAACCGGCCGCCGCCACCGCCACCGCGATGATCGTGGACCGTTCCGGCGGCGCCGGTTTCGGTGAGCTGGTCGAAATCGGCGACCCGCTCGAGGTGTGGGCGCATGGCGACATTTCGACCGGTGGCCCGATCGAAACCGTGACCGATGGCGGTTTCGAGACGATGCCGCTCGGCGCCGCCGGGCTCAGGGTTTCGGCAACCTACGGGACGGGACCGGCGCCGACCGCGACGATCGTCGCGACCCCGGCCGCCGCCGGCGCCCGTGCGCTCGAGGTCGGTTTCGGCACGGGCGCCGGCGTCCAGATTCCGCCGGCCGCGTTCAACCCGTCGAACCCGGCCGCGTGGGACACGATCCCGCGATGGCACCAGAATGTGCCGTTCACGTGGTCGATCGCGGTGCGCGGCAACATCGGGGTACAGATCGAGGTTGAGCCGGTCGCGTTTGACGGGCCGGCCGATCAGGTCGGGTCGCCGGCCGGACCCCGGCAACGGTTCGACGGCGATCTTTCGTGGCGCACCGTGTCGGGTACAACCACCATCGGCCCGTTTGTCGATAACGCGTGGCTCGGGGTCCATTTGATCCTCGGTCAGATCGACACGTGGACCGACCGACCCGGTACATGGGCCGAGCAGACCGGCACGTGGGCCGACTACACCGGCCGGGTGTGGGCCGATCAGGTTTCGGCGATCGCGCCGGCCGGCGGTCTCATCCGCGACGTGCTCGTGTTCGCCGGCCGGGTGACCGACCTCGGCGCCACGATCGACCCCGACGGCACATTTCGGGTCGGGATAACCGCCGTCGATCAGCTCGCCGACCTCGAGAACGTGTGGATCGGCGCCGAACCGTGGCCGGCCGAAACCGTCGCCGCGCGCTGCTCGAGGATCATCGCCGCCGGTGGTGTGCCGGTCACGATCCGGATCGACCCCGGCCTCGACACCCTCACAATCTCGAAACGCGACGTCGATAATCAGCCGGTCGGGTCGCTGCTCGGCGAGCTTGCCGCCGGCATCGACGGCGTGTTGTGGTCGGCCGAGCACGCCACCACCGGTGCCTACTTGTGGCTCGAGAACATGAGTAGCCGGGCCGCGGTCGGCACCCTCGAGCTATCCGGCACCGTAATCGTGATCGTGCCCGCCGCCGGTAATCGGCCGGCCGGGGTCACAGTGCTCGACGGGTGCCGGATACCGCTCGAGTCGGTTTCGTTCGGCCGTGACGTCGCCGACTTGATCAACGGGATCGATGCCACATGGGCCGAGCAAACCTCGCCGAACGTGACCGAGCACACCGCGCACGTGGGCGCCACGGGCGCCGGGGTGCGCCGCATGGGGGTCAACACTCAGCTCACGACCGAAGCGGCGGCGATCGAGGTCGGTAACCGGATTCTTGTCCGTACCGCCGAGGTTCGATGGCGTGTCGAGGGATTGATCTATGACCTCGGTTTCGTGGAACCCGCCGCCGGCGCCGAGACCGCCGCCGCCTTAGATCTGCTCGACGGCACTACCCGCCTCGGTCGAGGCCTCGTGGTCGAAAACGTCGCCTACTGGCCCGAGTCGGCGCTCGGCCTCTACCTCGAGGGTGGCCGTTACAAGTTTGACGGCGCCTGGTCGCTCGATTTGACCGCCTCCCCAATGGGCGGGATGGGGGTGTCGGCGCCGTGGAACACGATCGACCCGACATGGCGATGGAACCAGTTCGACCCCGCGATTCGATGGTCCGACCTCTACGGGGTCACCGCATGAAAGGCGCTCACTGATGGCAACTACCCCCGGCGGTTTGCCCTATCCGTTGCCGACCGATCCGATCGCCGCCGGCGCCGACGCGATCAAGAATCTCGCGCTCGCCCTTGACCCGTTCTGGAAACCGACCTGGGTGCCGGTCACGTTGAACAGCGGGTGGGTGTGGATGGGTGCCCCTCACAACACGCCGGCGTACGCCGTTTTCGGTGATTGGGTGTTTCTGCGCGGCGCGATCAAGAACAACACCGGCGGCGCCGTGTCGGCCGCTACCGCGATCTTCACGCTGCCCGCCGCGTGCTACCCGGTCAATCAACAGAACTTCCTGTCGTTCATCTCGAACGTGGGCGGGATGCTCCGCTGCCACGTCGCCGCGAACGGGGTGTTCACCGCCAACTTTTGGGCGAGCGGGACGATCGGCACCTCGAACCAGTATTTCCTGATCGACGGATTCATGTACTCACGGAGCTGAAAGGGAATCGCATGGGTTATTGGGAACAGTCCGAGCTAGCTGGTGATCAGGACTTCGCCGCCCGTGTCACCGCGTGCGCCTCATCCGAGCAGTACCTCGACCCTTGGACGTGGGCCGCCGTGCACGCGTGGGAGCTGGCCGCCGCCCCCGGTTTCGCCGACGCCTACTCCTCCGCGATCGCCGG